CTTAACGTTAAGCCCGTACCAGCAGATAGCAATGTTTTGTTCATTGCTATAGAACCAGCTAAGTGTGAGTTATCTACTGATCCATCGATAAGCTCTGAACTATCTACTGAATTTTGTGCAAGTTTTGCTGATGTGACTGCATCGTTAGCAATATCAGCAGTTATGATTGTTCCGTCAGTTATTGCTGCGGAATCAACATGGGGGTCTATTAATACGTCTGCTGGAACTTTACCTATGTAACCCATTAGGTAATCTCCATAATTGAGAGTACAACGTCTAAAGCATTACTAGCACTAGATAGTGTTTGCAATGCGTCTGCGGCTTCAAGGACAATTTTATTGCCAGACATTACC